CTGCTGGGCCTGTGTGAAGGGTAAATAGCCCATATTTAATAACGACTCGTTGTAGGTCATCGAGTACATTATCTAGTAACTCTGGTTCTATATGCTCTAGAACGTCTATACAAGTTACAAATTCGCATGGTTCAGGTGATTCATCATAATCAGGATTACTAGGCTCATACGCTGTGTAATTAACTTCTGATATAATGCTGTCTCGTAACCTTAATTTACCTGCACCATAGTCTAATAAGTCTGTTATTTTGAACTGTGTGATAATGTCGTCTACAATAGGTGCAAAGTAGGTTGATGCAATCCCATAGTTAGGGTTCTCATGCAGTTTAGCCTGCATTTCCCTATATTCTTCAGATATTAACTGACTCAATGACTTCTTTCCATGTTTTGTCTTGTTGATACTTGAGTGTCATATGTCTATACCAAGGCATGCTAGGCTGTGCATAACGCCACTGGTGATGTTTTGGCACTAAACAGATAGTCTTAACACCTAATGCTGCTGAACAGTGCTGTGCGGTCGTATTTACACCGATAACAGCATCTAATTCTGCTATTAATGCTGCGGTATCATCGTAATCATTTGATTGTGTTGCAAATGGAAAGTATTTAACACCTTCTATATGCTTATCTTTGTAATCTAATGATACTAATACAATATCATCACGTTTAAGTAATGGTTCTAAATCTTCTTGTGTTAATTCACGGCCTTTTTCATTAGTTCTTTTACCACCACCATGAGTTGTAATACCAATGACTTTTTTACCCCAAGAGTCAAATAATGATCTCCACATTGTTCTACGCTCTGGATCTGCTTTTAAATATGTTTCTCTTGGAAAGTCTTTACTATCTAATCTAAAGAACTCTGGTAGTCCACCGATACCACAACGGTGATCAAACTTCTTATCTGCTAACCATTCTGGATGCTCTTCCAGTCTCGTACCATGTACTTCCGCCTCAGGGAAGCTCCGTCTAAATAAGCTTTCGAGTTTTGGGTCACAGTCGATGTAGACCTTACGACTAATAGCGATAGCATCAGGTAAACAATTACCATAAAATATCTCATCGCCTAAACCCTGTTCTCCATAAATAATTATATCTTTGCCTGCTTGGCCTTCCCATCGTGATTCATCACCATAGTGCCATTCTTTTCTAAATTTACTGCCTAGTGATAAACCCCATTGCTTCCAACCATCTTCCCATTGTCCTTGAGCAAGATAGGCATGTGCTAAGTTCATCTGTGCATTTTGATCGTTAGGATCAGCTTCTAATGCAAGCTTACATACATCCTCTGCGTTCTTCCATTCTGATAACTGGATAAAACTTGCAGCTGCATTACTATAAGCTAATGCATATGATGGATCTATTTCTGCTGATTTAAGAAAGTATTTAACAGCATCTTCAAACATGTCTAACTCATGGCATGCTCTGCCTAATGAAGTCCATAATGCTTTGTTGCCTGGACTCTCTTGTAATGCACGTCTAAAGTATTGATAAGCAAATGCTGGTTGATCACCCATTAAATGAATGTAACCCATAAAGTTAAGAGTTGCATCATCGTTAGGATAATGTTCTAGCACTGTATGAATTAATGGTAATGCAGAAGAGTAATCTTCACGATTAATTAAATCATGTATTGCTAGTTGTATTTGTTTTAATTCGTTTCTATCCATGATTCTTTGTTGTTGTTTTTAACCAAGGATAGTTTGTATTTATTTCTTTGAGTAATTCTTTTGTTTGGTCTTTATTATAGATGTCTATGCCTTTAGCTTTTAACTGCATTTCTATAATAGGTGGGATACTTGCATAATGTACCCAAGACTCTTTAACACCCTTATTCCATATGTCAGGGTTGTTTCTAGCTTGTTTTAGTTTTTCAATTAGTGAATCAGTTTCTTGAACACTATGTATTAAATGTTCATCAGTAGTAGGATCGTAATCGTAATACTGTGTAATTCCTGTTATTGGATCTTTGTCAAAAAATATAGCCATAATAAAAAAGAGGGTAGTTGCCTACCCCCTTATTTTACATCAATGTTGATTAAGCACCAACACCTTGTACTTTAGCATGAGCATCTGGGTTATTAACCACTAATGCATATTCTGCTGTCATTAAGTACTTAGTAGAGTCACCAGTTTTAGCTAGTTCTTCTTTTGTGATTGGACGTAATGATGCTACACCAACATATTGTGGGTCTAAGCATAATACTGCTTCATCACGCATATATCTGTCTAATTTAACAGTATGGTTACCGTAGTCAGAAACATACACATCAGCAGCTGCTGTAATGATTGCTTCGTCTGTACCGTTTACCATGTGACGTTTCTCTGCAATACCTGCAAATGCTGAGAAAAGTTTTTTGTTAGCTGAAGACATTAGGATTGTTGTTGGCTCACCACCATCTAACCATGCTAATTCTAAAGCTGATTTAAGATCTGCTTCAACAAAAGTACCTGCTGTACCGTCTGTTGGAGCTGCAACTGAACCAGCAGAAAAGCCTGGAGTTGTTGCTGTAGATGCTGCAGCAGATTTAACGCTGTTGCCAGAAATCCATGACTCGATACCAGCTGATGATCTAGCTGTACCTGCACCACCTGCTGATGATGCTTGGTTACGCACTAATGCGAATTCCATGTCACGTTTAAGTTCTTTACCAGCTTTCATTAACTGATAAGCAACTTCTGATTTACGACCATACTTTTTAACTACATCAAATGTATTAGAAATTTGCACAGTTTTACGAGAAATCTGTGTGTAGTTACCTAATACTGTTGTTGCTGCTAATGTACCATAAGAAGCATCGTCACCTTCTAATTGACGGTTAGCCGCTGCTGCTGCTAAGACATCGGTCTGCCATTGGTGGTAGGTTTGACCAGCAGTAGATTTTTTAGCCATTGATAACAATGGTGTTTCTTCTGGAGAGATATCATAAATAATATCTTCAAAATCTTCTGCAATACCTGCACCAGTATAACTATTGGTTGCTGAAACTGCCATAATAATTTACCTCTATATCAAATTTTCTATTAATTTAGAAGCCACTTCAGCTTTTCCAGTTCTACGTAATTGTTCACGCATTTTTTTGGAAGCTGCTGTTGACTTCACCTTAGGGTCTTTTGAACCTGGTTTCACTACAGGCTTGGCACTAGCGACCTTTTTCTTCGTTACCGAGTTTTTAGATTTAAGCTTTCGCCATTGCATCGCATCGTGCAGCACTCTAACGTGACGAGGATCAATAATTGCATTAAGTTCATTATCAGTAAATCCATATTCTTTACCAACAGAAACAATTTCCTGGGTAGTCTCTGGACTCCAGTTCGGTATTTCTTTGGCAAGCTGGTCTCTACCTTTTTGCACCTTATCTGCAACTATCTGCTGCTGTTGGGCCAATGCGTTTTGCCTTTTGGCTTCAAACTGTGAAACAGCGTTACTGCGTTCTTGCTGTAACTGATTGTATTGGAAGAAAAGCTTTTGTGCCTCTACCACATCACTATCAGACAATTTCTGCCAGTCCACGTTCTGATACTGAGCTAATTGTTGGTCTAGTGAAGTGATTTTCGCTACATCTTCAACGAGTTCACCACTTAGTTGAGCACCTTGTTGGAGTTCAATCTGTTGAGCTTGTATCTGCTCTTGAATTGCTTCTAACTCCTTACGCTGTTCAGCTACTTGCTGAGTCTTTTGAGTGTAGTCAAGTCCTTGTTGGGCTAATGCCACGATTTCGTCAAGTGGTTTCTCGATTTCTTCACCGTTCACTTTGATTTTGACATTCTGAATAGGTTGCTCTTCGGAGTCCTCTTCATCAACATCATCTTCTAGTTCTGGTTCTTCATCTGCGGAATCTTCTACTTCTTCAACGTCAGTAGGTTCTTCTGCTTCGGCTTCCACCTCTACAGTTTCTTCTTCCTCAACCTCTTGTGGTTCTTCAAGATTGATTTGCTCTTCTTGAATATCACCAAGCATCGCTTCTAAGCGACTCTGTGGCGACTGTTCTACGACTTGGTCGACCATATTATTTCCTTTTAGTGGTTAATAAACTTATTTCAGGTCATTAACTTGTATTTGGGCCATCTTACCTGTTTGCATGACCTCAGTTAATGCTCTTTGAATTTGGTTTAGTGTTTGCAGTGCGATAACCAAGCGATTGTGAGTAACGTCATCGCTCAAAGGACTGGCTTGCATTGCTTCTATAATGTTGTTTCTAACATGAGTGAAGGCTTCTTGGTATACTTCGCTATCTAATACCTTTTGAGCTTGTTCACCCTTCTTAATTTCTTCTAGTGTCTTATCTACCATATTGTGCTTTTATCTCCGCAATAGCTAAATCTGTTTCTGCTTTTAACTGAGCTTTAAATTTCTCTAGTTCAGCTTGTGCAGAAATCTTCTCACGTTCTATTGTAACATCATTTTCTGAACGTGCCTGCTCTTGCTGTAGATTAGCTTGAGCTTTAGCTTGTGCGATTTGTAAGTCACCTTGGTTTTTCTCACGCTCAATTGCTAACTGACCTTGGATCAATTGCTCTTGAGGGTTAGGCATTTTCTGTGCACCTTGTGGGTTGTTTGTTGGATCTACCCAGAATTCATCAGGGTTCTTAAATCCTGCGTTCTGAGTTAATTTAGCTAACGCATTATAGATTTTGTCTTTAGATGTTAGCCCAACTTGTAATGCTTTCTCTTGTAATTGTAAGATAGCATTTAAGTGCATTAATTGCTGATCTTTGTTGCCTGATCCTAATCCAACAGAGATAGATAAGTCTTTACGTTTCTTCCATTCTCTTGGATCAATCTCTACCCATTTGTTTCTTAATCTTACAATATCAGGTTTAGTAACGTTCTTTCTTACTAATCTATGCACAAGTAAGAATAAATCTTTAACACCTGTTTCTGCAAATGTTCTAGCTACTAACTCAAGTCTTTGTTGAGCAGCTGACATGATTTGTTGTACACCAGTTGCAGTTTTATTTAGTGAGTCAGAATCTAAACCTTGATTATATGCAGTAATACCTGTTCTTTTTTCCTTCATGTCGTCCATGTATTCCACCATCTGGAATGATGTTGGAGGGAATGGAGCATGCATTAATGGTTGGATAGCAGCACCTGGTTCGCCATTAACACGAACAACACCGCCTGGTCTTGATGTAAGCATGTCATCTAGATTAACTCTGTCAGAAATAGCATAACGACCATTATTAGATAAGTACATGTTATCTAATTGACCACGAATAAGAGTAGACTTAATCATTTGAATGTCTTTGGTTAAGTCTGTGTAGGAGCGACCAACGTGTCTATGTGGCATGAGCATAGGAGTAAGACAAGCAAAAGGCACATGATCGCATGATTCATCTTTGTAAATGATTCTGTTGCCGACAACAACATAACGTTTACGTTCACCATTAACTTTTAAGTATGTATCTCTAACTAATACTTCATCAGCTTCAACAGCTCTGTCATATTGCTCTGAGTATACGTCACGAGCATTAGATTCTAATTCAAACTCATCATTCTCTGCCATGATTTGTGTAATTTCATCTTCATCTACATCAAATGCTTCAGCTACTTCTGATGGTGACATGAGTTCACGATGTTGAACAAAGCGTGCTGTGTTTAAATCTGTACCATAAGCATCAACAGATACCATGATATTTTCTGGAGCTACGTTCTTAATCTTAATATCGCCATTTTTTTCTACAACTCTAATCTTAACATCATGCAACATTGGTTGGTCAAACTGTTGCATTGTTGCCATTTCCATACCTTCCATGCCATCCATTTCGACTGGAGTAGGTTCTTCAATCACTTGTGGAGGTGTTACTGGAATTGGTTCAACAGATGGATCAGGATAAGATTCATATTCTAAAATCTCAACGTTATCATCTTGAGCTAACATGTCTAACTGTGCATCTGTTAGACCTTTGTATTCTTCTTCGTCTACGTCATCTTCTTCTTCGTAATAGATCTTTACATAACCATTTTTAGAAAGCAATGCATCCTTAAACCATACATAGAAAGTCTCGAAGCCATTGTTTTTTTCCATAACAACATGATTAACGTAATCTGTTTCTTGATCTGCTGCTTCTTGATCTTCTGGACCTTTAGGCTCAAATCTTACAACTTCGTCTCCACTGACAAATACTTTTAAAAGCTGAGGTAGTGCTGACTCGATCGTGTCTTGGACATCATAAGAGACTACTTGAGAACGGCCTTCTTGTTCATTACCAAATGGCTCGCCAAGATAAAAGTTGATAGCTTCTGCTCTTTCTGCAGAGAGTTGAGAGTCATTGATACCATAAGCAATGTTCTCTTCATTGTCTATCTTACTTAATATTTCTTCGTCTGTGAATTTCATTAAATGATTCCTAAATTAGAATATTGTATCTCTTGGTTATGCCATGATTCATTAGACATATTTTCTAGTGATACCATTGTATACCTAAATGCATCTGCACCATGAGAATACTGATCATGCAATGGTGCTCCTGGCTCTTCTGTCGTTGAGCTAATTGCACGTCTATAATGCTTGAGACATTCTATTAAACGTTCTGTTGATTTATCAAAGTAACATCTATGAAAGTTCATTCGTGCTACCTTAATCCCTGATTCGACATCTAGTCGAGGAACTATACGAACATCCCATCCATGCTTTTGCATGATATCTTCTGCGGATATTCCATGTTTAAAATCTTTTGTTCTACCATCATGAGGTAAGAACATTGTTCCCCAGTTATATTGCAGATCTTTTAACTGGGCTGAGTAACTGTCTAGCGTTCTGTGATCATCTTCAATGTATCCGATGATTCTTACATCTGATATTCCTTTTTGAACGAGGCAGATTGACATACTGTCATTCCATCCTAAGTCCATGACTACATGAACCTTCATCATTGGATCATAAGGAACTAAAGTAACTCTTCCTTCTTCTTGTGCTTCTATAATTTCATTAGAATAGATAGCACCATCAACAGCTGATTTACATTCACCTTCCCAGATATTAGCATAGTCATCTGAGGTAGCTTTAGAATGTAATCGTTCTTTATTAAGAACTTTAGGAAACCATGGGTTATCAATCCAATTTATTTTTACTACGGCTGCATCTTCTGGTGTATCAATAACAAATCTTTTATATGTATCATCAGAATCTAAGTCAGGGTTAAAGCTAACCCAAATCTCTGAACCTGGCTTCCTAATCGTTGGAATTAAAATATCCCATGATTTTTTAGATACTGTTTGAGCCTCTTCAACCCACACAATGTCTACACCTTCATAGGATTTTATTGACTCAACTGTGTTATTAGCAAGACCAGTAAAGCTGAACTTACTTCCATTAACACATCGAATCTCGTTTTCTAATACTTCAAAGTATTCACCGAATCCCATGGCCTGTATTTGGTCATTCAGTAATTGGTGAACTGATTGTTTAATAGATCTTTGTACTTCCCTAGCACATAATATTCTTAATGGATCTGTAATTGCTTTAGCAATAAGTGCTCTAGCAAATCCCCATGACTTACCACTTCCTCGACCTCCATACGCTACCTTGTAACGATGAGGCTCACCAAGGAATGATAACTTCTCTGGAAACTCTGCTTCTATTTCTGTGCTATTCGGTATCTGGTCCATGCTCTGGTTTTATAAACTTCAATGTCACGTTTAATGGTGATTCTTGTCCATCCATTGTACCGATTTCTGATTGAGTTGGCATTAGTTTTGAATATAATCTATAGAACTCTGTTCTGTTTTCTGTTGCCCAAACTGCCATCTCTTGTACTCCACCAATCTCATCAAACACATCAATCACATTGTTTCTGACTTGACCAGAGATTTTATTAGGTGTGCCTTTCTTGCGACCAGAGCCTTCTCGTTTGCCGCCTCGATTATCTTTTTTTTCTTCGTCCATTGTACAACTCCGTATCGGTTGGTTGTTTAAGATTGTTAAAAGTATTCCACCATTCGTCTGCATAATCACAGTTAACGTAATCAGCAAAGCATGGTGTGCCTATTGTGTAATGTACTAGTTTAGCATCTGGATTATAATCATATTCTGA